TTCTCCTTGTGTGGATGTTCAGCGCCTTCCATTTCCTCCGGATCATCTTCCTGAACTTCAACCTGATACTCTTCATCGAATGTTTCCTGGTATGTTGCGTCGCCCATCACCGCGCCACAATCAGGGCAGTTGCCGCCGCCGGTCTGACCGCAGGCGGTGCAGACTTTTTCCACTTCCTGTTGCGCCACTGGTTCAGGCTGTTTCGTTTCTGGCTCGTTTTGTAACGCATTTGGGCTGTTTTGTTCCGCTTTCTGGCTGTTTTGTTCCGCTTTCTGGCCGTTCTGTTCCGTTTCTTGCTGGTTCTGATTCACTGAATCGCGGGTTTCAATCCCCTTCACCCATTTCGGATCATTCGGGTCGCTAATCCCTGCAACAAATTCACCACGTGATACAGCAAGCAACTTATTGGCGTCAGGCTGGCTGATATTGGCTGCCTGCATAATTTTGTTTACTTCGTCAGCGGTAACTTTTACCGGCTCTGGTTGTGCGATCGTGTCAGATGCACCAGTATTTTGTTGTGAACCTGAGTACGTGCCGTTTTTACGTGCGAAGTATTCCTCTTTTGTGATTTCCGTAGCTCCCAGGGCCAGTGCTTTTTCCAGACCAGAAAGTTTGTTTGCGCGACCGTATTTTTCGCCGTCCTTATCGGTGAAAAGGAAGTAGAACGGTCCCTCACGCTCTACAGATGGTTCGTCTTCCACTTCGCATTCGGTTTTTTCGTTGTCCGGCATTGCCGTTTCCACTGCATCAGTTTCTGGTACTGGTGACGGGAGAGTACCAGCTGTGCCCTGATTTGTTCCTTCGTCATCTTCAAACACGCCCTTGGTAGTCAGGTATTCAGTGATGTATTTGTTCAGTGCTACGGGATCTTTGTGAATGTCGATCGGACGCTCACGGACAAGGCCAAAAATAGTCTGACGGTCGTAGCGAACGGCATCGAGTTGTTTGCGCATTGATGCGGAAATGCGCTTCCAGTCTTCGCGATCTTTGTCGATAACTTCATTTTTTGCCCAGCGATGGATGCTGCCGTCAATGTTTCCGGTATCAATATCGCCAGGCCAGAGAGCGTAGGCCAGTTCTTCATCCAGCGTTTTCCATGTCTGCTTGTATTCGCGACAAATGGCGGCAGTGACTGGGTTGATTTTTCCTGCTGAGTTTTCAGTGTTCTGTTGATTGACTCTGGCGCTGGCGAGATCAACAACAGACGTGTATTTTCCAGTCTCTTTGCGCTCTGCGTCCTGCCGTTTTTTCCAGTTACGTAATTCAGCCTGAATTTCGGGCCATTTGGCACCCGGATTACATTTGTGTTTAACCCATCCGATAGCGAACAGTTTGCGTTCCGGATACATAGCGTTAATTTCAGGCGTTTTCATCAGTGCTTCAACGATATGCCCGTCAAAGGTAGCAACGTCTTCCTGCAGTAATTCCTGCGCGTCAATCGCCATATCAACGGTGATGTTTTCACATGTACCGAACTTAACCAGGACCGCGTTCTGTACTTCAAGGGACAGCTTGTCAAAATTGACGTTCATCGGATCGGATTCTGGTTCGACCGGAATAAAGGAAGCGGATTCCTCATCCCAGCGGTTTTCCTGCATATATTCAGCATCCCAGGAATCGAGGGCAGGGCGGGGTATACCGGGTTTATCCTCGCAGACAAGAAATTTATAAGCGCAGTCCTGAGCAGCCGGATAATGTTCCAGGAATTGCCAGTGAAATTTTGCGCGGGCGCGACGTTCATCACCGGCTTCAATGGCAGTGGCTACAGCGACGGCACCTTCTTCCTTTATTGCCTGTTCGTCCGGAATGGCGGCGCAAATAAAGACTTTACTCATTTTGTTTTAACCTCATTACAGATTTCAGGGTGAACGAATCCCTGCCATTGCTGGCATTTTTAATCCGTTGGTATGGCGTTAATATGGCTGGCGGGTTATCCAGCCGGTATTTCGTTATTCAGGTTCAGCGATACTTTTTTTAACGGGAGGCATTCACCGGGGATTTTTTGTTCGTCCCTTACCTGAATGCAGGATGACTTACTGTCATAAATTCCGGTAATCACATTTTGTGGCTCACCCGTTATAAGAAAAACGGTCATCACCAGTGCAAATGCTGAAGTCACTGCTGTTCTCCGATAATACCAAGTTCAAGAAGGGCAATTCTGGAAAGTATGGAATTATCATTGAGAAGATAAGGTTCATATTTTCTCATCTTAATGGCATCTTCCGTAAACTCCCGGTTACTGAGCAGAACACCAATATCAAAACAACCTTCAGACGTATTAACGTTTGGTAATAACGTTTCCATTATCGCGTCCTCAACAATGAATTTTGTGATGCGGTGCCTGGTGCCTCCAGGTGACGTTAACCAGTTAACAATTAACGCCGGATACAGAGAATCCACCCATAACACTGTTTTTGGTTTTAACTGTTCCGCGTGCGCTCAGCCGCATTCACCACATCACAAAATTCACTTTAAAAAGGGCGGCAGAGCAGTCACGGAGTAAAACTGATACCGCCAAACGTCACCAGAAAATTGATAACAGAGGGCGTTGCAGCGGGGTTGTCACTTAAGCGTATGGTCAACCTGACAACCCGGTGTCCTCAGCGGGGGAAGGAATACCCCCGCCATACTTACCGCCGCGCCATTTCGCGGATTGCCACAACCGGAAGCGCACGATCGAATTAAATTTAACGACGACCTATACAGAGAGACTAACTTCTCCGGGCGCTTTCGTGTTATGCCCTGACTTTTCAGGGATATATCCTTTTCAGTAAACTGTCAGTGCCGGATTCTTATCCGTGTCCGGCGCACGCACTCTACCTCACCTGTGAATAAATTAATGATTAATCGATATTTTGTTGTTTGATTCAACTTTCCCATCGGATGTGTGATGCTTTAAATCACAGGAATTAATACTGCTTGCTGTAAAATGATTTTCAAGGGGAGCTATTCGAATCCCTTTCTTTTTCATTAACAAGCCAAATCCTTTATTAATGATGTCCATTAATTCCAGAAAGTATTTTTCATGTAAATCCTGGTTATCAGAGAGCTGCTTCTCTTCGTACAGCCCGATAAAGGCTCGGCGTACGTTACCGGATATATTGTCGATGGTTTCTTTTTCTACGGTACTCAGGTCAAGAGTCGCCAGTTGAGAGCGAACCACATTCGATGCCATTTCCTGGAATGGTACTGGTAAATCTTTAAATTCCATCGTCAACCTCATCAGTCGGAGTTTCTTGCTAACCAGCGACGCGCGCCAGCTTCGGTTTTAAACGTTTTGCTTTTGGTATACGTCATGGCGGTGAATGTGCCGTCCTGGTTGGGGAACACACCACATACCAGAGATTCGCTGTTGCCAAGATCGATAGTATCCATGCTGACCTCATTACCCCTTAACGCCGGGTAGCGGAACTGTTTGCTGAGAACACCGTGCGGTGTCTTGATGGGTGGTAATTTAGTTTTCTCATGAATGTTGGTCAAGCATTTTTAATGAGAAAACTCAATATTTAATGCAAAATAAAGCCAATACATTGAAATGTAAGGCTTTAAAATTTGTGAAGGGGGTTACTGATGTTTGTTACGTTTGCGAGCTTCTAGTAGCTCGGTGAATAGGCGATTAAAATTCTCAACGCGGGCACGGAGTTCGCTGATTTGTGCTTGCTGCTCTGATTTTGGAAGTGCGCGATACAATCGCAACATCTCCAACTCATCTTCCGATAAGTCTAAGGCGCTGTTGAGTGCTACTGGTGGATCTGGTGTTTTATCCTCGTCACCAAACAGTATCCAAGTTGGTGAACATTGCAATACCTCAGCCAGGCGATGCAAATTTTGCCCGCGCGGGGCTGTATGGTCGCTTTCCCATAGTGAAATTGATGAGCCAGATACGCCAGCGGCTTTACTTAAATCGTTTTGACTTAAACCAACCTGTTTGCGTCTTTCTCTAATTCGTTGACCTAAAGTTTTCTCGTTCATATTTAGATATCTTAATAACCCTTGATTTGAGATTCCTTGAATGATTACTATTGAGAAAACTCAACTTTGGAGGGGTGATGTTTAAATCAGACGTAATTAATTTTTATGGGACGAAAGCCAAAGTAGCGAAAGCTGCTGGTGTTGATCCATCTGCTGTTTCTCAATGGGGGGAACTGGTTCCTGAAGGTCGCGCGATGCGCCTGCAAGAGGCATCCGGCGGGGAACTTCAGTACGACCCCAAAGTTTATGACGAATATCGTAAGGCAAAGCGGGCGGGGCGGTTGAACAATGAAAATCACCCCTGAACAGGTTTGTGAGGCTCTGGATGCCTGGGTATGTCGACCAGGAATGACACAGGAGCAAGCGACGATATTAATCACGGAAGCATTCTGGGCTCTGAAAGAACGCCCGAACATCGATGTTCAACGCGTCACGTTTAATGATGGCGAGGTTGATCAACGGGCGCTGGGCGTTAACCGGGTGAAGATATTCGAACGCTGGAAAGCTATCGACACCAGGGATAAGCGGAAAAAATTCACGGCGCTGATTCCGGCAATTATGGAGGCTATCCGAATTAGTGATTTCAGGTTGTATCGTGAGATCAGTGATGGAAAAAGCATTACGTACATGATCGCCGGATTAAACAAAGAATATGGCGATGTGGTGGAGTCCGGGCTGCTTTTTGCGGATCCAGCTGTTGTGGAACGTGAGACTGACGAGCTTATAGAAAAAGCTATTGCTTTCAAGCATGCGTATCGTCAGCAATATCAATATTACTTTGCAGATAAACAAATGTCTGCCAGGGGTTTGTATGAGTATCGATGCACTACGATGGGCTAAAAAGGTGAAAACCGGCAGTTCATCCAGTAAGTCTGTATTGACCTGGCTTGCTGATATGTGCGGTGCCGATTTGTGTGCATACCCGTCTGTATCTGCACTGGCAGAAGTAACGGAACTAAACAAAAAGACTGTGCAGGACAGCTTACGACACCTGATGGAGATTGGGTTAATTGTTGATACCGGTGAGAGAAAAGGCAGAACAAAGCAAATTGTGGTGTACCGACTTATCGGTGTAGAAGAAAGTGTTGCCGAGCCTGAATACACCCAAAAACGGGAGTCTTTAAAGGTGGGTAAAATTGGTGCTGTTAATAAAAACAGTACCGAAAATGGTTATGTTTCAGCACAAAACAGACCCAAAAACGGAACTCTTAGCTGCATGGAAAATAACCAAAGACACCCAAATTTTCCATCAAAGACACCCAAAAACGGATCACGGAACCCAAAGGAACCCAAAGATCTAAACCCCACACATAACGCACGCGAGAGTGCTCCGACCAGTGAGCAGGAAGTTTTGTCGTTACAGGCAGCACCCCTTGTATTCCTGGATGGCCTGAGCGAACCCATCGGAAAATTTCCGATGACCGATAGCTGGTATCCGTCACGGGATTTTCGACGACGGGCTGCGTTGTGGGGGATGGCTTTGCCGGAGACAGAATTTACACCTGCTGAACTTGCCGCCTTCCGGGACTACTGGGCAGCGGAGGGGAAAGTGTTTACGCAGATTCAGTGGGAGCAGAAATTCGCCCGTCACGTAAATCACGTCAGGGCGCAGGTTAAACCAGTCAGCAAGGGGGTAAACCATGCAGCAGCACCAGGTGGCACCGCATCACGGGCAGTTCAGGAAATTCGGGCAGCACGTGAGCAGTGGGAACGTGAAAACGGATTTATCAGCGACGGAAACGGTCTGGAAGCTGTGGGAACTCATGGGGGAGGTTTATTCGAACCGCTGGACCCAGAAGAACGGGGCCGCACCTTCGAAGCTCTGGATTGCACAGATTGGCGCGATGACTGAGCAGCAAATCCGACAGGTCTGCCGCCAGTGCATGGACCGCTGCCGGGCGGGTGAAACATGGCCTCCGGACCTGGCTGAGTTTGTGGCGCTGATTTCAGAAAGCGGGGCCAATCCATTTGGCCTGACGGTGGATGCTGTGATGGAGGAGTACCGCCGCTGGCGTGATGAGTCCTGGCGATATGACGGAAGCGACAAATATCCGTGGCCTCAGCCTGTGCTGTACCACATCTGCCTCGAAATGCGTACCAGAGGGATTGAGCGCCAGATGACGCAGGGTGAGTTAAAACGACTTGCGGAACGGCAACTGACGAAATGGGCAAAGCATGTTGGTAACGGGATGAGTGTTCCGCCAGTGCGACGACAACTGGAAGGGGCGAAACACCCGCAAGGGCCAACGCCAATTGAACGGCTGAAACAGGAATACGAACGCCGGAAGGCAGCTGGTTTTATTTGAATCTGAGAAACGATTTTGTCGGAGGAAATTTTAATGGAAACCGTATTTGACGCACTGAAAGCA